CGACTAGTACAGATACAAGAAGAGCAACAAGAAGCTGAATCAAAGACTCGTGGTAAGGGTATTCAGTCTCAGCTTATGCGCCAACAGGTGAAGATCCTGGAGGTTATCTCAACTCAGCTTGCTATCCTGAATCAAAACATGATGGAGTTCATCGAGAACCAGGCATTGGCTCAGTTAAAATCTCTCGATACACAAGACGCTCCGGCAGGGAGCGGCAGAGCAACGCCAGAAACAGACGACGTTGGGTTTACATTCGACGGCATTGTTAAGATGTGGAATGATTTCAAAGAAGGTTTGTTGTTATTTGCTCTGCGTTTCAAAAACTTCATAAAATTAGTCGGAGTGCCATTAGTCGCTCTCGGTGCTCTTTTCGTAACACTGAGAGAGGCTGTTGAAACCTACCTTAATACCGACGGTACGACAGGAGAGAAGATTGCCACGGCAGTTGTGGAGGGTTTGAAGAAGCTCGTTGAGTATCTTATCGCGTGGCCTTCTCAGCTGGCGGTAGACTTGTTGGCGTGGGTCGCTGGTGCACTCGGATTCGAAGAGCTGCAGAAACGACTAGAAGAAGTCGATATGATACAGTTTTGGCGCGACTTAATGAGCGGTTTAGACTTAGCCATCGAACCACTCGGTAAAGCCATTGACAGCGCCATTGAATGGTTTAAGAGTGACGAAGCTCAAAATATAATTGGTGGTATTACCGCAGCTGCAAATGCTGTTGTTGATTTCTTCATTGAGGTGGGAAAAACAATTGGCGATTGGATATACTTCTTCCAGACAGGAGAGTTGATCGGCAATCTGAAGCAAACAATCGACACTATCAAATTAGCGTGGGAGAATCTTTCAAATTGGTTTGCGGAACAGCTCGACAACCTTCCAGATTGGGCAAAAGATCTTATTGGTCTTGGTGGAGACGTTTCTGACTCGCCCGCAGACGATGGACCCGTTCAACCACTGCGAGTCGAACAGACTCAAAGAGAGAATTTGGCGGGGGATTTAGCTACAGAAGAGCAGTCAAGAATAATGAATTCCCAGAGTGGTCCTGTCTTAATCAATACACCGACTACGACTAACATTCAGTCATCGAGTTCTTCGACTTCCATCACGGGAGGATCGGGGCCAGTTCGTGACCCCGACGCTCTCAAGATGGGTAGAGGAGGCTAGTAGCCTACCTCCACTCGTCTAAGAAGCTCTGCAAAGATTCTTTTTTCTTTGCCTTCTCTGAATCAATAGAACGTTGCTCAACCCTTTTTGTCACGTTGGCTTCGCCATCCAGACATTCACGAATCATAGATCGCAATTGTGTTGCGATGGTAGTTTCGTTTTCAGCACACCAGACTTTTAGTCTCTTGTGCGTATCGGGGTCAAGACGGAAGTTCATCAAGACAGTTTTTGCTTCTTTGGCCATTAGTCCTCCTCTGCCAACTTGGCAAAATAAGACATAGCATCATCCTCTTCTTCGTCAGTAGAGGAAGCAATCTCAGGAGCAGGAGCTGATCGCTGCGGGGCAGGTTCAACTTCCTCTTCTCTTACGATTGACTGGCCAGCAGTGGCGCTGAGTCCCAGCACCATGTTTAGCCGAGCCTGCAACTCGTCATAAGACTTGTAGTTGGCAGGGTCAGTAAACTCATTCAAGTCGTGAAGCTGATTGTAAACCGCTTCAAGCTCGTCCTCGTCTCCAGCAAACAGCGAAGAGACAGAGGCAAACTCAGACTTGTCATAGTTTCGGTATCCTTCAACGTTACGAATCTTCAATTTGAAAGACGCGCCTTCCCAGAAGTCGAATGGGTTGATAGGATCCTCGTCTTGGAACTGAGGCTGCATAACATCCATAACCTTATCAAAGATTTTCTTACCGAAGGTGAAGAGTTTAACCTTACCCTCGTTTTCAGGGTTAGCAGCATCTTGTTCAACCAAGATGTTAGCAACATAATGCAAACGGCGCTTACGCTCACGTACAATTTCTTTGTCACGATCATTACCCGAGTTCCACAGCTTGCTGTTCGCTTCAGAGACAGGATCGTTCTGACCAATTGAAGTTAGAGACTTCTCGATGTACCATTGACCCGTTGGTCCTTTGAAGCCATGATCCCAATAGCGAACCCAAGGTAACTCATTACCTTCAGCAGCTGGGAGGAATCGAATCACAGCGTAACCATTACCTGCCTTATCGACAGAAGGACGCCAGATTCGTTCATCGACATAGGACTTCTTTTCGGGGGTTGATGATTCTCCAGAGGCAGCTTGTACTAACTTAGAGATTGATGCGCCACGGTTGCGCTTGAGAGTTGCAAATGACATATGTATTTCCTCGTATTTTCTTTGTATTTCAGTGTGTCCACAGTATGCATCATATTACTTTTATTTATACCACTATTCAAACGGCAGTTTATTCAGTCGTTGAATGTAGTTAAGGTCTCGGGCTTCTGCCTCGAGTTTATTCACGATGACAGGAGAGATGTACTTCTTCACCTCTTCAATCTCGATGTTGTGGTGCTCGCAGAGCCACACGATTGCATCGAGATATGACAGTTGCTTAGTCTGCACAGTCTCTTCAATCATCTTAGTGAATTTGTTTTTGTTAAGGATTAGACCATCCAGGTTCATACTTCGCCCCAATCATTAACATAATTCTCAGCACAGTCTTCTGCGTAATTCAGACTGTGTACTCTCACATCGACGGTTCTAATGTACCTACTTTTTTCGTATAACTCAACAACAAACTTACCGTTCTGAGTCTTACAAACGACGGCTTCTTTCTTGCCGTCGTCAGAGAAATATTTTGAGATCTCCTCTGTGATTTGCACAGTTCTAGGATGCTCTACCATTTTATTTTCCTTTTTTGTAAATATATTATCCCAGTTGTCCTTGTATGTCGAGTAATCGACGTCCATAGGTCTTGGTTTGCTACCCTTTCCGTTCATACGTATTCCGAAATCGCTTTTGCGTTCTTTTCATAATCGACCCACCACGCAGGCTTGCCAGTCTTCCATGTGGCGAAACTACGCTTGGCTTCCCAATAGTAGTTCCTGTATGATGTCACAGCATCGCCTGGAACAATACATTGCGGATACTCTTTCATCGCAGGCGGTGGCTGTGAAAACTGGTATGGCTTATTAGCCAAACCCTCAGGCACATTACCGAGCAGAGAGATAAGTTTCTTAGACTCATGAGTCCTTTCGTAACGTCTCTCATACTCGCGTAGAGTGCTGACCCACATTCTATACAACCACTGGTAATTGGCTGGATTCTTTCTGAGCCAGATGTTTGATGGGTGGTTGATGTGTGAGGCTTTGTACAAGTTTTTGTCGAACAATTCATTCTCGAGCCACCAGCGGCTGATCTTTCGACCATTCGCCGTTCGGTCTGTCCACTTCTTGCCGTCAATGACGCGGTGAGCGGTGCTCATCATCTGAGCGTACTCACAGTTCATTTTGACAACATGCTTGTCACACTGCATCATGCCAGCGCGATCTGGATCTTCGTCGAGAAAAAATACGTTCATTTTTCTACTATAACCTGTGGTCCATTTAAACCTGTTATGGTCGGTTCCTCAGCAATCTTTGCTGCTTGGTTGAGGACACCACGTTCGAGGTGATTTAGCGACTTGTACATCTTCTTTACTTTCTTAGATACGTCGCCTGACCTGCGTAATTGTTTTGCTTTTTTTCCGTTCATAAGTGTGCTCGCTGTTCAGGGCAATTACAATTCGTTCGCGAATTCTTCTATTCTCTTCTTTATCAATGCTCTTGTCAACCAGCCTGATGTCGCTGAGTTTAAACTTGTATGACTTCTTGTACATGTTCTCTTTACAGAGGAGTTTGTACGCAATGCCTTCAAAGAAAAATTCCCAGTTGTAGACTTCAGGATAGTCTCTAAACATCTTTGACTATAGATTCCGCGATAACGATTGAACCTTTAATTGGCCACAGGTGTCCACGAGTCGTGCACTGCACTTTCTCAGGCACACGACCAGTTATCTCCATGAACAAAGATCGTTTACCGTTAGCCACATATAGTGAATTGATTTCACCTTCTAATGTCACACCTTGCCATTTAAACTTCATTTAACATCTCCACTGCTTTAACTACATCAGGAAAGTGAGTACCAAGAACGTCCCAACATTTGTCGGCGACTTCGATATGTTCAGCTTGCGTGCCATGTCCTCTCCTCAGGTCACAATAGTGCACCCAAGAGCGTAGAGTACCAGCCATGTACAGGGTGGTTTCGGTCAACCCTTCGGGAAGCAAAGCACGTGCTTGTTCTTTAGCAATGCCATTGTTGAGCGCCATCTCATAATAGTCTTTGGCGACTTTACAAACCTCTGCTTGCATTTCACTAAACACTTCCTGCGCTTTCTTTTGCTTTTCAGCGTCATCATCTATCATCGATAGCTGGCGGTTGGTAGGATGTTGTTTACGCGCTTCCCGACTGGTGTTAAACCCTTCGCTCACGGCATAACGCTGAGAAAACTCCTGGAATGAAAACGAACGGTGTCGAAGAATCTGCCGAGAGATATCGCGAGTCGTTTTAATTTCCATCGTTACTGAAACCATTTCGAACGGAGACCAGTGGCCTTCCTTGATTAGATAGCGTAGCAGTTTCGGTGCAGTCTTCTCATTGTTCTGGTTTCCAGGATTGCTTACACGCGCAGCGTATGCAATCAATTCATTAGCAGTATGACATCCAGTCGTTGCACTCGGTTTCATCATACTAA